TCAGTTGCTAATGATCACCTCGCCCACCACTTGGCTTTGCGCCATGCCGCCCACGGTATAGCGAACCGGCACCGCCTCGATTGCGAACCCGTCGAAGATCCGGCGCACATCGGGATGGTCATTCAGCGACAGAATGAAGCGCCCCTTGATGCCGCGCAGCTGCTCGGCCATCGCATCGAACTGGCTTCGGTCGAACAGATCGCGGCCATAGTCTCCCTCGCACCCAAAGTATGGGGGATCGAGATAGAACAGCGTCCCCGGCCGATCATAGCGCGTCAGGAAGTCCGACCAGGGCAGGCGCTCGATCACGACACTGGAAAGGCGCTCGTGCGCAGCCTCGAGGATCGGCCCGACCTTGGCCACATCGAACCGGGCCGGGCTGGCAGTCGCAACGCCAAATGTCCGCTGGGCCACCTTCCCGCCGAAGGTCAGTTTCTGAAGGTAGAGGAAGCGCGCTGCGCGCTCGAGATCGGTCAAGGTCGACGGATCCTGCCGGCGCAACCGCTCAAACCCGGCGCGCGAAGTCACCTGCCAGCGCAGCATGTCCATGAACGCCACATAGTGCCGTTGCAGGATGCGAAAGAACGTGGCCACGTCCTCGGACCAGTCGTTGATCACCTCGCATTTGGGACGCTGATCGCGGCGGAAAAATACCCCGCCCATGCCCACGAATGGTTCGGCATAGAGCTGATGAGGCAAAACATTGATCCGGGCCACCAGACGCTTGGCCAGCATCTTCTTGCCGCCGAGATACGGCGCAGGCGGGTGCGTGGGGCTGACCGGCACGAGCTGGTCCAGCACGTTCGACAACATCGCAAATGTTCCTTATATGTTCTCACCGCCGAGTCGGCAGGCGGGATGGCCTCGGGTGGGCCTGTCTGGGGACATGACGATCTGCGGTCGTCGGAATGGGGCGGTGCAACGCCCACTTCCCCCGCCTCTGCCGGCGGGCGGAAATCCTATCGCGCGCCGGCCGCCACGCGGGTGCCGTCTTGCTTGATCACGCTGCCATCACTGCACACGTAATCGCGGAACGCGAGCACCGGCAGGCCGGTCCAGTCGTTGAGCCGAAGCATGCGCCGCATGATCGGCACGATTTCCGTCTCGAAGAAGGCATCGCGGGTCTGGCTCACATTGCCCAGCCCACCGGCCGCTTGAGGGATCACGCCAATCAGGATCGGCGGGGTGCGATGCGCTGCCAGCATGTCGTCCCGGCTGATGTTCTTGACCGCCGAAAACTCGTCTTTCGCGGTCACGTCCGCAATCGGCATGATCTGGATGCCGTCCTTCTTCCCCTTGGGGATGTAGACCAGCATGTTCTTGAAGTTGCCCACGCCCTTGGAACTGCCCAGCTGCTCTTCGATGGCGTCGACGGTGGCCTGATCGGCCAGCGGCTCGCTGACATAGAAAACGAACCCCGCATGCGCGCCGTTGAGGTAATAGCGGCGGCGGAACAGCGTGGCATTTTCCGAGAGCAGCCCGCTCTGCAGCGCCGACAGCCATTCCGGCAGACCATAGATTTCCTGTGCAACGTCCGGCTGTTGCAGCTGAAAAATGGTGCCGGGCGCATAGGCATGCTCATCACCCCGCGCGCAGTTCGTCCACCAAAACACGTTGGGATCGATCCCGGCGCGCGTATGAATTGCCGGGCTGTGCGCCAGCGCGGCGATGCGCCCGCCCAGGTTCGGCACGCTCTCGAGATAGGCATTGCCCATCTGCAGGAAATCCAGCGCCCAGCGCTCGAACACGTCGGCCGCCAGCCAGCGCGAAGGCGTCTGTTGCGCCACAAGCAGATTGACCTTCAGGCCGATCGCGCTGCGGTGATAAGGCGAGACGTTGAACGTCTGCGACAGCCGCGCCATGGGCAGCGGCGGCTCGTACCAGCGCCCGTTGTGCCAAATCTCGAAATACTGGGCCAATTCGCGGCGATCGAGCACGCTTTCCGGCTCGCCGAAGCGGAAAACCTTGGCAGGCGCGTGGCTGGCCTGTTCCTCGGGCTGATCGGCCAGGGCCTGGGCCAGGGCGGTCGAGCTGGTTTCAGTCATCATCGGTCCTGTCAATTGAGGAAGCGCACACGCCCGGCCGGCGCCTGGATCTCGGCGCCCGCGTCGAGCGGTTCGTTGGAAAGGGCGTGGAGGATGGCCCAGGCGATATCGGCGTGCCCGATCTCGCCATTGCGCCGCGCGGTATAGGTCACGCCGCGCTGGCTCCCGGTCAGCGTCGGGCGGATGGCCATGAAGGCCTGCATCACGTCGGTCCATTCCGCGTCGAATTCGATGCGGCCGGCACGGAACACGTTCTGCCCCTTGATGACCAAGGCGGTTTTGCTGGCCACCGAATATTCGATCTTGCGCGCGAGCGGGAACCACTTGCTCACCAGTTCCCACACCGCCAGGCCGTGCCCGGTCGTGTCGATCGAGATATCGGCGACGTTGTAGCGCCGGCAGACCGCGCAGATGGCGTCGGCCTGGCCGGCAAAGTCCCGACCATTGAGCCGGATCTTCTCGAGCACGCGAAACTTGCCACCGGGCGTTTCTGGCGGCGCTACCACGGCCAGCGCGGCATCATCGCGGCCCTGCTTGTTCGGGTCGTATCCCAGCCACACCGGCTTTTCGCCAAAGGGCCGCGCGCCCGCGATCTCGATCAGGGCCGGCTTGAAATCCCGCCAGCGATAGAAGCTGTCCACCCGCGCTGGCGCGATGCGCGCAAAGGGGAAGCTGCTTTCGCTGTCATCGATGAATTCGCAATCGTAGAGGTTGCTGAATTCCTCGTCGCTCGATTCCTGGCGCAGCTCTTCCTTGTCGATCAGCGCACCGGCGCCGCCCGCGATAGCGTCGTCAAGCGTGACAATCTGCTGCCAGCTGCCGTCGGGCATATAGGCGCCCCGACGCAAGTTCCGCTTGGAAACGTCAAACGCCTGTTGCTGCTCGCGGCGGCGGCCCTTGTTCCACTCCTCGCCATACCAGAACGCATAGGCCTCGTGCGTTTTGGTCGATGGCGTGGAAAAATAGGTGCGCTTGTAGATGGTGTGGGTGGCCATGGCCGCCGCGACCTTGCGCAGCTGCGCAAAGCCATGGACCCAGAAGAATTCGTCGAAATAGAAGTCGCCGCTCTCACCCTGGGCCGTATTGCTGTTCGTCGACAGGGGATAGAGGCCCACGCCGTCGAGCGCCGGCCCGTCCTCGGTCAGACCCGCAAAATCCAGCATAATCGGGTTGCCGGTCAGTTCCACCCCGGTGACGCGCTTGACCCAGCCCACGATTTCGCGGCGGAACTTGTTGGCCTGGCGTTGGCTGGCCGAAAGGAAGATCTGGTTGCGCGGCTGTTCCCCGGCCAGCACCGCTTCGGCAATCTTGGCCAGGGCCTCGCGCGCAAAATACCAGGTTGCGCCGATCTGGCGGCTCTTCAGGATCTTGCGCGTGCGGTCGTCGCGGTGTTCCCACCACGTTTCCTGATAGGTGAAGTTGCGCTCGTGGAAATCGTCCAGCAGCGCCTGCCACTGCTCGCGCGACAGGAAATTCTTGCGCTTGTCCGCGCGCTTGGCCTTGGCCTCCTCGTTGTTGCGCTTCTCGATCTTGGGGTTGAGATCGCCCTCGCGCCCCGTCTTGTCGAATTTGCGGATGCGCGCAGCGCGCTCCATCTGGCGCATCATGAAGTCCACGCGCTTCATGTCGCCTTCGGTGAACGGGTCTTTGTCGAGCAGTGTGGCAATCTTCGCCTCGAGCCGGTCCTCGACCACCGCGATCGGCGCATCCTCGTCCCAAGCATCGCGGCTCTTCCACGCCGCGAGCGTGCCATATTTCACGCCCAGCTCGACCGCGATCTGCGTCAACTGCCACCCGCGATGATGGAGCGAACGCGCCTGCCTGCGCTGGGCGCGGGCCACCTGCCGGCTGATCGCCGGGGCGTCGTCGTCCGCGTCGGGGGGGCTGGTCGGATGCATGGCCAAAGCCATGCACCCCGAAATGGGCCGCCTGTCGCCATGCTGGCTGGGTAGAGCCCGCCTCTACCGCGCGCCCGCGTTGCCGATGTCGCGCCGGGCTGGCTCAAGGGCAACAGCACACGGGTCGCCGCAGCCGGCCCAGCCAACAGGACGCCAGGAGCACCCGATGAAGACCAAGCCCTTCCTGCTCGCCACCGCCGGCTCGACTGTCGATGGCCGCACCATCGATGACGCGATGCTGCAGGAGATCGCCTCGAGCTATGACCCGAAAACCTACGGTGCGCGGCTCAACATCGAACATATTCGGGGCGTCACGGGGGAAAGCCCCTTTCGCGCCTATGGCGACGTGGTCGAGCTGTCGATCGGCAAGACCGACGTCAATTTCAACGGCAAGAAGGAAACGCGCACGGCACTGTTTGGCGTGTTCGACGTCAACGAGGACGCCAAGAAGCTCAATGATGCTGGTCAGAAGGTCTATCCCTCGATCGAGATCGAGCCGAACTTCGCCGGCAAGGGCTTCGCCTATCTCATGGGCTGCGCACTCACCGACAGCCCCGCGTCGATCGCCACCCAGCGCCTGGAGTTCAACCGATCGCTGCCAGGCGTGCTCACCGTGGCGGGCGAAACGCCCGAGCCGCTGGAATTCCCCGATGATGACGAGGCGACCGGAACGGGCCTGATTGCTGCGTTCACGGCCGCGCTGGATCGCGTCGCGTCCAAGTTCACGCCCACCACCAAGACTGAACCCGCGCCCCAACTCGATCCCGCCCAGCCCGCCGCGATGGACTTCGCCCAGCTGCGCCCGCTGTTCGAGGAACTCGGCACCAGCTTCTCCAAGGCCGTCGTCGATCTGCGCAACGAGTTCCGCGCCGATGCCGATGCCCTCGCGGTCGAGATGCAGAAGCTGAAGACCACCCAGGAAAAGACCCCGGCGCACGACTATCGCGGGCGCTCTCGCTCCGATGGTGGCGCCGCGAGCTACGCCGAGATCTTCTAAGCCGTCACCCGCCCGCCCCGCACCCCGTCACCACAGGACCTGAAACACATGGGTTATCAACTCTCCGATCGCGGCCGCCGGGCGCTCGACGGTCTCTTCACCGCTATCCAGCAGCGCAACGGCGCCACGCGCGGCGTGGGCAAGCAGTTTTCGCTCGAACCAGCATCCGAGCAGCGGCTCGAGGATCTCCAGCGCGAAAACGTCGGCTTCCTGCAGCGCATCAACGTGCCCGGCGTGCGCGATCTCAAGGGCCAGGTCATCGGCCTGGGCACTGCCAACATGGTGGCCTCGCGCCGCAGCCGCCCCAACCTGCCGCGCCAGCCCAAGTATGCCGGCCAGCTGCAAGACCGGAAGTGGGAGCTGCACAGCACCCTGTTCGACACTTGGTTGCCCTGGGAGCTGATCGACAATTGGTCGCGTTTCCCCGACTTCGCCACGCGCTATTCGCGCCAAGTCGCCATCTCGGTTGCGCTCTCGCGCATCATGGTGGGCTGGCACGGCACCACGGCGGCCGATGATACTGATGCCGACGAAAATCCCTTGGGCGAAGACGTCAACATCGGTTGGCTGCAGAAGCTGCGCCTCGAACGTCCCGACCACGTCATGGGCCGCAATACGGTCACGGCCGGTGGCGTCACCACCGCCACCGGCGCGGCCAAGCCGATCTACATCGGCAAGGACAGCAATACGGCCGATGGCGACTACAAGAACATCGATGCCCTGGCCTATGACCTGATCGCCGGCATGCCGAGCTGGGCGCGAACCTCGACCGACCACGTCGTGATCGTGTCGCAGGATCTGGTCGACGAGAAGTACTTCCCGATGATCAACCGCCCGCTGGCCGACACCATCGACGGTGGCAAATCCACCAGCGACCAGGTCACCACGGATATCGTCATGTCGGCTAAGCAGATTGGCGGGCGCCCCGCCGTGATCGTCCCGTTCTTCCCCGAAGGCACGATGATGATCACGCCGCTCGGCCAGCCCAGCGTGCCCGACAGCAGCAACCTTTCGCTCTACTATCAGGAAGGTTCGCGCCGCCGCTACATCAAGGACGAGCCGGAAAACATGGCATCGCTGGTCGACTACAACTCGGTCAACGAAGGCTACGTGATCGAGAGCACCGATCACGCCGTCATGGCCGAGAACATCACGTTCGGCGACCGCCCGTAATACCGAGGGCGTCGAAGGGGGACCTGCCGTGGCCGGCGGCACCCCGGAGCCAGCGCACCGCAGGGGAGGCCACGCGCCCCTGCGGACCACCCGCAACAGGACCAAGCCCCATGAGCAGCCCTTTTCGCCGCCACAAGCAGCGGGTGCAGGCCATCCGCGCCGGCGCCGCCCCGTCGACCGAAAGCGCGGCGCCGGCCGAACCGGACACCAGCACGGCTGAAGGCAAGGAATACGCCGCCCTGCGCGTGCTGCTCCACGATAACCTGCGCGCGCTGAAAGACATCGCCAGCCACGAGGCGCGCATCCCCAAGAAGAAGGAATTCGCGGGCGCTTTCGCTGCGTGGATCGACGGCGTTCTCGAGGCCGGCGACCAGGGGAAAGCGGCCCAGGACGAAATCCTGGTCACCAATATGATCTGGGCCATCGACTATCGCGATTTCGACTATGCCCTCGCACTGGCCGAGCATGCGATCCGCTTCCACCTTGTCATCCCTGGCTTCACCCGCACGGTGGCCTGCACCGTCGCCGAGCAGATCGCAGAGATTTCCCTCGCCCAGGCCGAAGCGGTGCCGCATGAAAGCCTGCTGCGCACGCTCGAGCTGGTGAACGGTGCGGACATGCCCGATCAGGTCTCGGCCAAGCTCTACAAGGCCATTGGCCGCAGCTTCGCGCGCAAGGCGGATAATTTCGATCCCGCCGCTGACAATGCGCCGGCGGGAGGCAAGGCGGCCTACATCGAGGCGGCGCTTGCCATGCTATCCCGCGCCCTCGTCCTCGATGGCAAGATCGGCGTGAAGAAGGACCTCGATCAACTCGCGCGCCAGAAGAAAGCGTTGGCCGCCCAGGCCGCTTCCACCACCACCTGATCCACCAATCGCCCACGGCGCTGGGGGGCGGATGGCGGGTTGTGCAGCCGCTTTGCGGTGAAGCCCAGCCAACCATCCCCACCCCCCAAAACCTTCAAGGAACCGTCCCATGTCTACCGGCGTCATTGCAGTCCCTGCCGCCCCCTGGGATCCCGATGACGCCCAGGTTGTGGCCGATGGCTGGTTCCCGCCGGTCAAGCTCTCCACCGTGCGCGATTCCGTTCGCCTGGGCGATGGCACGATCAGCACCGAACGCCTCACCATGGCGATCGAAGGGGCGATGCTGCACGCTTTCCGCGAGTTGGCCGCCTGGCGCACCGCCAAGGCCACCGCCGGGGTGGCGAAACTGGAAGACGTGACCACCGAAACGCTCAACGGCGACAACATGGCGGTGAAGCTGTGGGAGCGGATCGTCACCTATTTCGCCGCGGCGGATCTCTACGCGGCCTATCGCGACATCAGCGCCACCGATCAGGGCCTCGATCGCGCCATCGAAAAGGACACCTCGGCTGATGAGGCCCGCCGCATTGCGCTGGGTGCTGTCGCCGATCTCCGCTCGATCGGCGCCGAGCCGGTAGGCCGAAACCGCGTGAGGCTGATTTGATGGCGACCCGCGAACATCCCACCCCCTGCATCAAATGCCGGTGGAGCAATTGCGAAAACGGCAAGGTCATCTGCTCTCGCCCTCTCAAAGCACGCAGTTGCCCCGTGATTGGCCTCGAAATCATCCGGGTGAACAAACCGGCCGCCACTGAACGTCGGGGCTGGCGCGTGTGGCTGGTATTGCGCCGGAAATGCGGCGCAGCGGGCCGCTTTTTCAGCGCATATTGACATGGCCCGCACAGCCACAACCCTCCAAGGCGAAACCGTCGACGAAGTCTGCTGGCGCGTGTTGGGCTACACCCGCACCGTGGTCGAGCAGGTGCTCGATCTAAACCCCGGCCTCGCCGCGCGCGGCCCCCGCCTGCCCGCTGGCACCGTCATCACCCTGCCCGAGGCATCGTTATCGGCCGCTGCGCAGACCCTCGAAACCGTCAGCCTGTGGGATTGATCCATGCGCAAGATCGATAGCCTGCGCCAGGTGCTCTCCACCTCGATCAAGGATTTGTCCAAGTCCAACGAGCGCCTGCGCGTGTGGACAGATCGCGGCACAGTGCAATGCCGGCAGACGGCCACTTTCGGCTTTGCCATGGCCTACCGCGTCAACGTCCTCTTGATCGACATGACCACCGACATCGCATCGGTCGGCTATGTCATCTGCGCCTGGCTGCGCATCAACCAGCCCGATCTGCTGGCGCCCGGCAAGGATGCCTTCGCGTTGGATCTCGATGTGCTCGACAACGGCACGTATGACGCGCTGATCCAGATCGACCTGACCCAGAACGTCACTTGCGCCATCAACAACCAGGGCAAGATGCAGGTGGACTATCTGCCCGAACCCGAACCGCTCTTCGCCGACGATCTGCCCTTCCCTGGCCTCAATGCTGTCCCGGTGCTCAAGGCGGTGTCCGTCACCGGTGACGGGCAGATAGCGCCGTTCGACCCGGCCGCCTGATGGCTGACGATGACCTGACCCGGCTCGACGAATGGTTCGGCCAGATCCTGCAGGGCCTCGCCCCGGCAGAGCGCCGCCGCGCGGCCATGAAGCTGGGCCAGGCCCTGCGCCGCAGCAACCTCAAGCGCATCAGCGCGAACACCAATCCCGACGGCACGCCGTTCGAGCCGCGCAAGGCCCGCTATGACCGCAAGGGCCGGCTTCGGATGAAGGCCGGCGCCAAGATGTTTCGCGGGTTGGGCATGGCCAAGCAATGGAAGATCGATGCCGATCAGGACGGTGTGGAATTGTCGCCCGTCTCCCCCGTGGCCGCACGTATGGGCCGTGTCAGCCAGTTCGGTGAAACCATCACTGTCGGCCGCCTGCGCAACGGCAAGCGCATCCGTGCGCGCTACCCCGAACGCCGCCTGCTCGGGCTGTCCGATGAAGACGAAGATCTGGCCATGCTGATCGCGGCCGAAATGATCGAGCCTGACTAGGTAGAGCCCGCCTCTACCCGCCCAGCGCCTCCCCGCGCGCGCGAAGCCGCGCCATGCCGGGGCCATGGCTGACAGCACCACCGCGATTGACCTTTCCCAGCTCCCCGCCCCCACGGTGGTGGAGCAGCTCTCTTACGAGGACATCCGCGCCCAGGCAGTGGCCAAGATGGTCGAGGATCTGCCCACCTTTGACGCCACGGTAACCAGCGACCCTGCGGTCAAGGTGCTCGAGGTCTATGCCTATCGCGAGCTGCTCCTGCGCCAGCAGTTCAACGAGAGGGCCAAGCAGGTGATGCTGGCCTATGCCACCGGCAGCAATCTCGACCAGCTCGGGGCGCTGCTCAACGTCAAGCGCCTGTCCGGCGAACTGGACGATGCTTACAAGGCGCGCATCCAACTGGCGCCCGAGGCGTTCAGTGTGGCCGGGCCAGCGAGCGCCTATCGCTTCTATGCGCTGTCGGCGGCCAGCACGATTGCCGACGCCAGTGTCACTAGCCCCAGGCCTGACGATATCCGCGCGCTGGTCCTGGGCGTGCTGGCCGACCATGGCGCCGACGCGGGCCTGGTGGCGGACATGACGGCTGCACTCGACGGGGCGACCTGGCCGGGCACCGTGATCGTGGCACTGCTGTCCAGCCTGGGCGACGGCTCAGCCAGCGACGACGAGATCGAGGCGGTGGAACTGGCCGTTGCCGACGACGAAGACGTGCGCCCGGTCACCGATCTGCCGCAAGTGCGCTCGGCCGAGATCGTCGATTACGAGATCGATATCGACCTGGTGCTGTTTTCCGGCCCAGACGAGACCGTGGTGCTCGCCGCCGCGCAGGCCGGAGTGGAAGCTTACAAGGCTGCCTCGCGCAAGATGGGGCGCTCGATCACGCGGGCCGGGCTCTATGCCGCCGCCGTGGTTGCGGGTGTGCAGAACGCCGTGGTCAACCAGCCCCCTGCCGATGTGGCTGTCGGCAAGCTGCAATGCGGCAATTGCGTGGGCACCGCCGTGAGGATCGCCGGCCGTGTCGAGTGACAGCCTGCTCCCGCCCAACTCCACCCTGCTCGAAGTCGCGCTCGCGCGCCTGGGCCTGCGTTTCGAAGACATCGACCTGCCGATCGAGCAACTGTGGGACCCTTGGGCGTGCCCGGTGGCCGTGCTGCCCTGGCTGGCCTGGTCGCTCTCGGTCGACAAGTGGGATGCCGAGTGGTCCGAAGAGCAAAAGCGCGCCGTGACCGCACGCGCGATCGAGGACCAGCGCAGGAAGGGCAGCGTCACGGCGGTGAAAGCCGCACTGGCCGGGATCGATGCGCTGGCCACGCTGGTGGAGTGGCACCAGGCCAGTCCGCGCGGAGTGCCACACACCTTTGCCGTTCATCTGCCCGCGATCGGCGCCGATGGCCCGGACGGCGGCCCGCGCGTTTCGGCCGCGACCACCGCGCAGATCATCGCCGATGTCGTGCGGGTCTCGCCCGCGCGCAGCCACTTCGACGTGGTGATCGACCTTGCCGCTGGTGTCGCAACCGCCGCCACCGGCGCCGCGCGCGCCGCGCTCTATCGCCGCGCCAGCGCCGGTCCCGACACCAGCGGCACCGATTGGGCCGTGCTGATCACCGACGAGATCGGCGAACCCCTGACCGACGATGCCGGCCAATATCTCGACGGGAGTGCCTGATGACCGCGCTTGTCCTGCAAATCACCAACGCGGGCCGGGCGGCCATGATCGATCCGGCCGGCGGCGGCACGCGCACCGTGCGCATCGCTGCGGCCGGGTTGACCCAGGCCGTGTTCGTACCGGCGCCCACGCTCGAGGCGCTGCCTGGCGAGCTCAAGCGCATTGCTACGGTTTCCGGCCTGCCGGTGGCGCCCGATACCGTTCACCTGACTCTGCGCGACAGCGGGACCGATGCCTATGCCGTGCGCGGCTTCGGGCTCTATCTCGAGGACGGCACGCTGTTTGCCGTCTATGGCCAGGCAGAAGCAATCCTCGAGAAGGCAGCGGCGGCCACGTTTTATCTGGCTGTCGACTGGACGCTCGAGGCGGCCGATGTGGCCGCGATCACGTTCGGCGACACCACATTTCTGAACCCACCCGCGACTGAAGCGGTTGCCGGCGTGGCGCAGCTGGCGACGGTTGCCGAGGTGCTGGCGGGTCTGGTCGCAGACAAGATCATCACGCCCGCCACCATGGCGCAGGCATTGGCCGGCTATGTCAACGCGGCGCAGCTGGGTGCGCCGGGCGGGGTGGCCACGCTGGACGAACAAGGCAAGCTGGCGCTCGAGCAGCGCCCGGCGATCGACCTGATCGACGTGTGGCCGGTGGCCGACCAGGCCGCAATGCTGGCCAAGGCCGATGCAACGGTGGGCGATTTTGCGGTGCGCGCCGACAATGGCCTGGTCTATGTGCTGCAGGCCCTGCCGCCCAGCACGCTGGGCAACTGGCTCGAGATCTCGACGCCCGCGCCGGTCTCGTCCGTCAACGGTAAGACCGGTGCGGTCGTGCTCAATCCCGGCGATATTGGCGCGGTGCCCGCTGGCCGCAAGGTGCAGACCGGCGGCGGCTTGCTCGGCGGCGGTGGCACGCTGGCCGGCGATCTTACCCTGACGCTTGCCCCCGCCAGCGCAGCCGAAGCTGCCGATGGCGCGATCGGCAACAAGGTCGTCACCCCCGCCAGCCTCGCCGCGATTCTGGCCACACTGGCCAGCAAAGCCAATGGCGCGGCCACGGTCTCGGCCGGCGGGTTGCTATGGGGTGGCGGCGCACTGTCAGGCAATCCCACGATAGGGCTCGATGCCGCGTCCCCGGCCGAGATCCTCGCCGGCACTGGCGGCAACAAGGCAATCACGCCCGCTGCGCTGGCGAGCTTGCCCAAAAGCCTCACGCCCAATGGCTTCTGGGCGTTCCCCGGCGGCCTCAAACTGATGTGGGTGCAGGTACGCCAGGTCATCGGCACGGAAACTCTGTTCACCGTCACTTATCCCGACAGCTTCAACACCTTTGTCGTGCCGCTCTCGGCCACCGCCTGGAATGCCAACTATGGCAGCGCGCGCGACTTGTGGCTGCAGCTGGTGGGCGAGCCTGGCCTCTCATCGTGCACCGTCCAGACCCAGTCCGACGATGGCCAGAACATGCGCATAGACGGCTTCAACGTCCTCTTGCTCGGGGTTTAAGCATGTCCGAAGTCTATTACAGCGCCGCGCGGGGCGGTTTCTTCCACGCTGCCACGCACCCGACCTTGCCCGAAGACGCGGTGCGTATCTCCCGCCTGCGCCATCGCCAACTGCTCGAAGCCCAGGCGCAGGGCCGCACGATCGTGGCCAACGACAAGGGCCGCCCGGTGCTGGCGCCGATCGTGCCGCCGAGCCTCGAGCAGCTGCGCGGGCTCGCCAGCGCCGCCGTCAATGCCGAAGCCGGCCGCCGCATCCTCGCTGTCGCCACGATCGAGCGCCAGACCAACGACAACGCGCTGATCGCCCAGGCCGCGCTCGCCGCCGCGACCGGGATACCGGCACCGGCAGGCCTGGCCGAAGCGCTCGCCCGCCGCGCGGCGATCGACGCCATCCGCGCCGCGTCCAACCGCATTGCCGCCACGATCGCGCAGATGCCGGCGGCAAACCTCACCGATTACGATGCCACGGCCCAGCGCCTGTGGGTGGAGGGCTGATCCATGGCCAAGATTTCCGATCTGCCTCTGGTCGATGCGCCCGACGGCAGCGAAACCGGGGTCATTTTGAAGGACGGCATCGCAAAGCGTGCGCGCTTTGACAACGTGATTGCGGCCGCATCGATACCGATCCTGGCCGCGATGCAGTTGGTGCGCGATCAGGCGGCCCAGCAGGCCGTTCTCGCGGCCCACTATGCCAATGACGAGGGCAACGACGATGTACCAGGCGGCGCGCCGGGCGAGCGCGGCGCGCGCTACTGGGCCACGAAAGCCGCTCAGACCCTAGCAAGCTTCCTGCTCTCCACCGCTGGCCTGCGCGCAGTGGCTGCCGCCACGCGCAACTTTGTCGGCGCCGGCCCCCGCATCCCCCTGCTGACCATCAACCGGCGCGAAGTAATCAGCTTCCATGCCACATCGGGCGAAGCGTTCTGGATGGGTGGCACGTGGCCTGTGCCAAGCAGCGGGCCGATGCGAAAAGCAGTCAGCGCGGTGCGTGAATATTCCGGCGATCCCCGGGTTACGCCGCTTCTCACCGTGAACCGCCGCCAGACGCTTGGTTTCAATGCGCTCACTGGCGAGCCGCTGTGGATGGGCACCGCCTGGCCCATTCCGAGCAGCGGGCCGTTGCGCAAAGCCTTGCCGATCGTTCGCGATTATTCGGGCAATGGTGCGATTCCCGTCATCACGATCAATCGGCGCCGTGTGATCGACATGGACCCGGTCAGCTTCGCCCCGCTTTGGCTGGGTCAGCCATGGCCTGGTGCGACCAATACCGCGACGGTGCGCGCCCTTCCACGCGACAATTGCCCCAAGGCGCTCTCCACCACGCATGTCCGCGGCATCTTTGCCTATGGCCAGTCGCTCGGCGTTGGCGATGAAGCGCGCGGTGTTATCAGCGCGGCTCAGCCTTACGCCAATCTCATGCTCAACGGAGGGCTCAAGACGGGCGATGCGGTGTCGGGCATGTCCTCACTCGTGCCCATGATCGAGCAGATGCAGGCGGCCGGCGGCGCGGTATCGACCGTCAGTGGCGAAACAATCGTGTCGAGCGCGTGCAATTACGCCGTCAGGCTGGCAATCGCGGCCGGTCTGGCCATGGCGCCGACCAGCATGGTCATGGCTGGTGGCGCGCCCGGCTTGGGTAGCCAGTCCATCGCGCAGCTGTCCAAGGGCACCGTTCCCTATGCCCGGTTCCTCAATCAGGTGGCCGCCCAAAACGCGCTGGTTGTTGCCTCGGGCCGCACCTATTCGGTCGATCTCGTCGCGTGGGTTCAGGGCGAGCAGAACGCGGAGCTGGGTACGACCCGCGCGGCGTATCTGGCAGCTCTGCTGCAACTGCAGGCCGACCTAGATGCCGACATCAAGGCTATCACCGGCCAGACTAACACGGTGCGCATCCTGCTTTATCAGACCAGCCACAAGATCGTGCCGAGTGGCGGCGCGGTGGCGCTGGCGCAGATGGATGCGATCAAACAGTCACCTTATTTCCACTTTGTCACGCCCTGCTGGCCGTTCCCGCGCTACGACTTCGTCCACCTCGTTGCCGCCGGATACAACTGGATGGGCAAATACTTCGGTCGGGCCATCGCCCAGATCGTGGCACAGCAGCGCGAGCCGGACTGCATGCGCCCGCTCTCGGCCACGGTGATCAACGGCGGCACCACGCTGACGGTGCAGTTCCAGGTGCCGGCCGCACCGATCGCAATCGACACTGTCAACCTCGCCAATGTCGCCAACTACGGCATGAAAGTGGTCGACGATACCGGCACACTGACACTCACCAACATCGCCGTCGCCGGGACGGCCCTTACCATGACGCTCGACCGTCCGCTTGGCGCGAATGCACGCTGGCGTCTCGGTCTCGATACACCTGGCACAGACAATGGCCGGGCCACGCATGCCGTGCGCGACAGTACCACCGAAACGGTGTCGATCGCGGGCACCACCTATCCCCTTTGGCACATAAGCGCAGCCGACGAGCTGCCGATCATCAATCTGGAGGCTTAAATGGTCAGCAGCCGTTTTATCGATCTTGCATCCGACATCGTGCCCCCCGGTCCGATGCTGGCATTTGCCGACAACACGCCGATCGTCGCACCTGCCGCCGATCCCGTTGCGGTCGAACATTGGCGCTTTGGCGGATCATCGGCAAGCAGGGCCGGGCAGGTCAACGGCTTGGCCCTGCGCCTGGGTCTGGCGCAGATCGCCATTACCACGGGCGCTGGCTATGCCGCTGCGCCGGCCGTCGCGCTCACCGGCGCCGGCGCTGTCGGCCTGACCGGCTTTGCCGAAATTAGCGGCGGCGGCGTCTATTCGGTCGGTATCACGGGCCAGCCACAAGATGATGGCAGCGCTGTGGTTGCTACCCTGACCGGCGGTGGCTTCACCACCGCCGCCACCGTGACAATGGGGCGCGGCGTCGAACCGGCCTACAACGATCACTCCATGGTGATCGCCGCTGGGCGAGTGAATGGCCTGATCTCACCAATCAACGATGCTGCAGTCTACACCGAGCTTTTCCTGATCAAGCGTCCGGCTCTCGGCACCGGGCAACGGATCGGCGGTAGCGTGATGTACACGGGCGGTTCGCGCGGCGCTGCGGTGGGCGGCGATGGTTATGCCTGGGCAACCACCAATGTGCTGCAGGTCAACGGGTCCGGGCTGGCCGACGATACCTTTGCGCCGCCAGCCACGTGGTTGACCGGAACCTGGGGGGTGCTGGCTGTCTCGCAATCGGCCACCACGCGCCTTGCCATGGCCTTCGGGCCCGATGCCGCATCGACCAAGGTGAGCCGCCAAGGCGCCAAGACGGTTGCGAACCCGATGCGCAAGCGCGCACTCGGCGGGCTGCATTACGACTTCGGCAATGCCTATACGGCGCTCGAGATCAGCGAATGGGCTAACTACAATGTCGCGCTTGCCGAGGGCCAAATTGCTGCCAAGGCGCTGGATATGCTCGACAGCGCCCGCATCAATGGGCTAATTTAATTCATTGGAAGGCGTGCCGGGGGCCTCTAGCATTTCGATCATGCTAGGGGCCCCTTGCCCGTTCTCCGATCGAACTGGCTGTCCCGCAAAACTACGCCCTCGCCGCATTCGGCCAGGATCTTGCGCTCCAGTTCCATGATTGACGTGGCGCCCATGCCGTCGATCGGCCAACGCCCTAGCTGCGCGCCCGTTTCCTCTTCCACGAGGTAAAGATACCGCTTCGCCAC